CATGCCTCTCCGCGAGGGGAGTGCCAGATAAGAACACACAGATCAGACCCATACGCAGATGACTTCAGGGACGGGGCACCTCACGCCTCATCGACCGCGCCTTCGGGCTGCCAGATAAGAACAGACACACAAGACGCAGAAGCAGACGCACACACGATGAGCACGGGCTGTTGTTCGCAGCCGCAATTCTGACTGCAACCAGGCGGGTTTCACCCGACAGGGAGAATTTACCTCGCCGCCACTCAGAGGGTCGCACATGACTACTCAGATTCCTGGTCACATCTACGCGCCTCCTGCTGTCTACACCGAGACCACTACGGACTCGCCTGTTCAAGCTCCGATTCAGGGCGTCCGTATTCCGGTGTTCATCGGGACGGCCAATGAGGTTCTGACCCAAACAGATCTCGCCGTTGTTCGCGGGTCATCGTCCAGCGTCGATCAGCAGGTTCCGCAGGAGGACATGACCGGACGAGCGGTCATCCAGATCCTTGCCTCGGGCCAGGTCATCTTGGGTGACTTCGACGGCGAGCGTCGTTTGATCCAGGTGCGCAATTATCCCATCGTCACGGGGGACGGGACGGGCACCACGGCGACGGATGCGGCCAGCATCCAGGTGACGATCAACGGGCAGCCTGACGTGGTTTTGAACGTCCAGGGGGACATAGGGGTCCTTGAGCTTTCGACGGCTCCTGCGCTCAATGACGACGTTAGATGCACGTATTTCTTCAACCGGACCGACACGCTGATCACAGACAACGTGAGCGGTCAGGTGACTGCGGATCCCGCGCTCATCTACGGAAGCGGCGAGGAACCCGCAGGTGGCTACGTCATCACCGCGGACAACAACGAGTTGATCCTGACCATCGATGGCGTCGAGACCACCATCAGCCTGGGGACGCCTGGCGTGAAACCCGCAGCTACCGTGGTCTCGCTCATCAACGGAGCCGCCGCCAGCACGTCTCTTGTGGCATCGCTCTACACTACGAATTTCGGCGGCACCGCCATTCAATTCGTGGCCGATCAGGATCTTGAAGTTGGGGCGGGCACAGCCAACACACTTCTTGGTCTGACTACGGGCGATTCGACCAACCGGCGTAGGATTTTCTACACGTTCCAGGGTCCGATCGTAGACGGTTCCAACGGCGGAATCACGACTACGGATACTGGAAAGGTAACGGTCCGAGTCAACAACACTCAAGTCATTCCGACTGCGGTCAACGGAGCGACCCGAGCGGTGACGCTGCCATTCGCACCGGCAGCGGGCTCGACCGTCACCATCGAGTACTTCTTCAACACGTGGCAAGACACGTTCGACTATCTGGCGAACATCAACATCACGGAGATCACTCGTGTCGGGATCGTTCCCGGCAACAGCGATTTCGTGCAGGGTGCGGACTTCGTGCTCAAGGACGATCTCATCGTCTGGGGTACGGCAGTGCTCATCACTTCCGGCGTCCATACCGAAGGAAGCACGTATTTTGGCGGAGATGGCGGACAGGTCAGCGCGCTCTTGGTGGATGCGCAGACGTACTTGGAGGAAGCCACTGCGGTCACGGATACGACGGTCAACCCTCCGGTGACGAGTCGTAGGCAGTTTGATCTTCCGATGCAGCCCACGACGGGCAACGGCCGCAACACACCGATCGGCCTGAGCCTATTCCAGACAGTCAGCAACAACCGCATCGATCTCCCGACGAATCGGCCGGATCTGGTGATTGCCTACTGGGGCTTCTCGGTAGAGGATGCCTTGGAGCGTGGCCCCGTCGATGTGACGGCGGTCGAGGGGACCAGGATCACTTTGAAGGATCCGATCGACGTGGGCGCAACGGTCTATGCCACGTTCTACTACAACACGCTCGTAGATGAGGAATACAACCTGATTTGCGACGTACCTGGCGCATCGGGCATTGGCACGTACTTCATCCAAGACTCCAATGGCAACGACATGTTCACGCCGAAGTTTGGCGTGAAGGGATCTGCGCTCACGGGAGTCACCATCGAATTTCCGAGCGGTAGCGAGCTAACGCCGGATGTTCGGTTCGAAGGCGGCACGGCCGGACCTGTCGAGGAGACGGTGACGGTTTCGTTCGCGAGCATCGATGACACCATCGCGAAGTACAGTGTGCCCGGCTCGGGTCCGTACTTCACGATTCAGGATGCTTCCGATCACGCGCGCTTCTTGATCGACAACGTGACCCCAGCAGGTGGTGGGGCAGGTATCGACTTGTCTCGCGTGGATGGGATCAGCGGATTGGGCGTTACGGCGAGCTTGCTTGGCGAAGAGATCGAATATGATGTCACGTCTGGCAGCACGACTTACACCATCACGGCGGGTTCGAATGACGAGGTATCGCTCACAGTCGATGATGTGATCATCACGTCGATTGCGGCGGCCGGTGCAGGTCTCAATGCAACCGCGTATGTGGATGCGATCAACGCTTTCGCCAAGCTGCCTCAGTATGCTCCGTTCTACACGGCGCAAACGCGGTTCGTGGGCTCGACGGTCATCACGGCTGGCGAGTACGACACCCTGGTGATGCACTACACGGGTGTTACGTCTGGTCCTTCGGGCCCCATCACTGCAACTATTCCGCCGCTGACTTACGCAAGTCCCACGGCGCTGGCGACTGCCTTGGATACTGCGGTCGGAATTGCAATTGGCCTGCTTCCGCCTCCCTTTGCGGGGCTGGCTGTCAACGTCACGGGGGATGCCAATAGCCGATTGCGATTCACATTGCAGGCTGCAACGGGCGACATCGGAACCGTTGCGATAGGCGGTCTCATCACGGTGGCCCTGGTTCCGGTTGTGGGTGACCAGATCATCTTCACGGATTGGGAGGGAAATCAGGCTTCTCTGACTGCGGATACGGTCACGACGCCAGGCGGAAACAACTTCGATGTTTCGTCTGGAATCGTGGGGACCATCGCGACTCAGATCGCAATCGCGATTCAAGACGTGACGAACAACGTAGCTTCGATCGTGACCACGACGGGTGCTGTCGGCGCAACGGTTCCGCTTTCACCGATCATTCCGGGCACGCTCGGAAACCGCGTTGTCATGACGGAATCGGTTGGTACGCCAGGGACTTTCCTTTTCGTCCAGCCTTCGGGTGCCGTGGATGCGGCAGGCGGCTATCTGGAGATCGTGGACGCGCCGACTCTTGCCAGCGATTTTGCCATTCTGGCAGGCATGAGCGTAGCTCCTGCGCCTGGAGGATTGCAGACCAAACTGATCAATGCTGACATTGCCAGACGGTTCACGGTAGCGGGTGCCTCGGGCGCGCGCATCTATGACCGGATCATTCTTCGTAACCGCATCATGCCCGGCTCGGGCAGCGTTACGGGAGCATCGCAAGTTGCTCAGACAGAGCTTCGTGTCGAAGGCAACAACGCGATTACAGAGACGGGACTTCAGCCCAACGATGCCGGGTTGGCCTGCATGGGTGGCGTCGTGCAACCAGCGACGATGTTCGGCGAGGTTGGGTTCTTGGATGGGCAGGTTCCCAGCGGCACCTATGCTGATGCCAGAGACGGACAGCCGGTTGTGACGTTCTTTGCAGCCGGAGGTACGACACCGCAGAACAACATCTTCAAGATCAACATCGATGGCACACTCGTGCAGGTTGAATTTACGGATGCCGCTGGTGTTGCTATTCCGGCTGCGGGCAACGCAGATGTGCCCTTGGGGCCAGGATCGATTGCGAACACTATCTTGGCACAGCTTGATGCGGCTGCCGTGACGGCCGGATTGCCAGTGGGAACTTTCCTACCGGAAGGGGCTGGTATTCGCGTCGTGAGCAGCACGTCGCGTGAAAGCTCGGCGATTACGATTGGTGCGGGCAACGCCAATGATGCTCTTGGCTTCTCCGATGGGGCCACAGCGGCTCGCACGGAGGTAGAGCCTGAGCATATCGCTTCGGCTCTCATGGGCCATCACGATGCAACGGTAGCTGCCAAAATCCTGACGTACTCTGCTCCAGGGGCGACGTACTTTGCCGGATTGGCTCTTGCGGGTGTCATCAGAGACGCGGCGAATGCCAAATACCTGTATCTCCAGAGTCAAGCCAGCACGGTTGGTGGGTTGGGTCTGTCGAGTAGCATCGCGCTACTACAGCCCACGGTCGGGAATGGTAGTTGGCTACTTCCTGGTACTGGAATCGACGCCGAAGTAGGTGACGGAGCCTCTGGTGAGGAAGGTTTCAACGGGTACTACGTCACATCTTCCGATCCGGTAGATGGGTCGGGATCGGCGAACACGTCCAAGCTCAACAATGGTGTGGGTCAAGACGGTGTGATTGGTCAGACGTATCGCGACACAGTTACGGGTCTCACCTTCACAGTCCTGCCTCGCGAGGGTGGTGGGGTGTATCCGACTGGCGTGGGCGCTACCTTTACCTTTGAGGTACGCAAGAAGGTCACAACCGACAGCAATCTCCCCGTCAACACAATCCCCGGAATCGAGCTTTTGGTGACGAACACCACTGGTGTTGCGGTGGGTGACACGGCTGTGGTCGAGACAATCGAGCGTGGTGGCAATGAGCCTGCCGTGGGCGATCTCTACTACGCAAGTTACAACTATCAGAAGGAGAGCTTCGATACGGCACTGTACTCGCGGCTTGCCACCATTGAGAGGGTCTACGGCCCGGCGTCTCCAGAGTACCTCTTGTCGTTGGCAGCATACGTGGCAATCATCAACGGGGCTGTCATCGTGGGACTCAAGCAAGTACCCAAGCAGCCCAACAGCAACCAGGGAAGTATCGTAGATTACTTCACTGCGGTTGATGATGTGCGTGGGGTTCTTCCAGGCGGCGGAACGCTGAGCACGATCACTCCGCTACGGGGCGACTCCGTGGAGTTGTTCCAGAAGATCAGTCAGCATGTCGATCTTCAATCGAGCATTCGCTATCGTGCGGAGAGAACGTGCATCTTTGGTGTTTCCTCAGGAACGCAGCCCTCGGCCGCGGGCGATCTGGCTGAGTTGCTGGGGAATACCCGGATGAGGATGGTCTACCCGGATATCGCTAAGATCACGCTCACCGACGCGGTAAACAACGACAAGCAATTCCTCATCGACGGCACGATTCTCTCGGCGGCGATGGCAGGAAACCGAGCAAGCCCAAATATCGACGTGGCAACGCCGTGGACGCGGGCACGGTTGCTTGGCTTTGATGAGCTTGCACGCATTCTCGATGCGGTCGAGCAGAATCAGGTTGCTGTGCGCGGCGTGACAGTCTTGTACGATCGGCGTCCCTCGATTCAGGTTCGCCATGGGCTTACGACCGATGTCACCAATGTCTTGACCAAGACCCCGACCGTAATCACGATCGCGGATGAGGTCCAGCAACAAACTCGCGTGACGCTCGACAGGTTCATTGGTGTCAAGTTCCTGCCTGGCATCTTGAATCAGATCGAAGGTCGTTTGACCTTCATGCTCAAGGGGCTCATCGCGGCGGAGATCATCGCAGCTTACACCGGAGTGCAGGCGTCAACGACAAGCGATCCCACTGTGGTCGAAGTCGAGGCATGGTATCAGCCGGTGTTCCCGCTGCTGTACATCATCGTTCGATTCAATCTCCGGTCGGTGCTGTAGGACTCGGGGCGGGCGCGGTGACGTGCCCGCCCTTTTAGTCATCTGGCCATGCGAACGTGGCCAGTGACGTAGTCCAGGCCCAGGCACTCTAGGATGTGTTGGCGAAGACCCCCTAACATACCGGGGCACAGGTCGTCGCGGATGCGCTCACAGATTGTGCATGTCTTGAAGTCCATCCAGTGCCCGTCCCAGAGACCGCGTATGTGTTCGTAGCGAGCACCCG